GATTCCAGCTTAGCATGACTATTAGTACATAACATCACAATTACATTTCTGTTAACATGACTATTAGTAATAACTACGTTAACAAAATCAACGCAGGTGCTAGCCAATCGGCTCAGCACCTACTTACCAACCTTGCTGAGAGAGTAGTTTATGATCAGGCTCTCGAAAGCACGGAAGCTCAAAAGAAGCGCCCGCGATACTACTTCTCAAAGGTAGTAACGGCGGAGCAACAAAATCTGATCACTAGTGCCTATCCTGAATTCACAATCACATTTACAGGCACTTCCCTTTCCGTCCATGCTGTAGCTGGCGGTGTCCGTGGGTTGGAGACTGAACTATTAATGACAATGGTACCATACAAGGCTGCATGTTATGATATTGGTGGCAACTATGTTCGTCACTTGCTCAAGGGCAGAGACTACGTTCACTGTTGCAACCCCACTCTCTCTATCCGTGATGGTGCACGGTATGAGACCTATAAAGACGAACTTCGCAAGGTCTCTTGCAAGGATGCCGACTCGGTGGGGTCTTGGGGTGCTCCTGGTGGTTCTTCCTACCGCTCCCGTTCTCTCTTGCCTCATCAACAAAATGCATTTGAACGTTATGCTACTAATAGTCATGCTGTAGTCTGTACTGATACTTTTGAAACCTGTACTTTCGCTCCTCCAACCAACGGTTGTACATATGCTATTATGTTACATGGTCTTTATGATATTCCGTGTGAAAGTTTAGGAGCTGCATTGCTTAGGAAGAATGTACATGTCGCTTATGCAGCTTTCCATCTCTCAGAGGAAATGCTTTGGAAGGACGCAGATGGTATCTTTCCTGTCAATGATATCGATGCTATTTTTGAAAGGAATGGTGACCGCGTCATCTTTCGTTTTCGCGACGAAGCTACTATTGCATATGAGCATTCTTTCCGTAACGTCGCGGCTCATGCTCTTAAGACTTACTATCCTGCTGGAGATGGAAAGGTTTATTTTAAAGAATTTTTATGTCGTCGTTTAGGTACTGTATTTGCTAAGTTTACGCTTGTAGATACTTATAAGATGCATAAGTCCGTTTTTCATAAGTCTGTCGACGGTTCTCAATTTATTGATGCCATGGACGAAGCCTTCTCTGTTAAAAGAGAGGCTGCTCTTTTTGCCGCTGAACGCATGATGCTGCGAGACAAGTCAAGCCTCGCTCTGTGGTTTCCAGAAGCAAAGAATAAAATTGAGATTCCTATTTTCCGCGCGTCTATCAGTGGCAAACGAAAGATCAAAGCGGATAAGGTTTTAGTCGACAAGACTTTCTTTTATACAGTCTTTAATCATGTAATGGGTTATCAGGACAAAAATGTTTCATTTCAAACTATTAATAACTTTGTTGAGAGTGTCGTCAGTAGAGTAGTGATCAACGGTACCAGTGTTCGACCGGAATGGAATGTGGATAAGGACCTAATTTGTGATATTTCTCTTACTCTTCATCTAATGGTCCAACTCAGAAAGATGCAAAATAAAGTTGTTGCTGATAAAATGTCTGTAACTAGCGACGACTTTTGGTCTGCTCTCAAGTCGAACTTCTGTGCTGGTATCAATGCTATATGGCCAAACTTTTTGGAGTTCTCAAGGAACCGGGGTTGGCTTTCAGTTATTGAAAACAAGCTAGTAGTAACTGCTCCAAATGAATTCCTCGCATTCGACGATTACATCGTAATGGAGTATAGCAAGACTGTCGATGATCATCCTGTTGACGTTGACTTTCTGATTTCCAATTCAGATAAATTGTATAATGAAGTCAGCCGTCTAGCTTCCCTTTTCCCTACCCTCAACGTAGATATTGCCGCTTTTAGGGATTTTTGTAATACTGAAAAGATCCCGGCGGATTTTGTGGGAAAGATCTTTGAAGCGCTTGTGTCAGACAAAGTCGGTTTGAGCGTTACTGGAGGTGATAATACCCTCACAAATCTTAAAACCGCATGTACTGAACAAAAGGTCGATGGTTGCGTTAAAGTTGCTACTACTTCTTCTTCCACCCCAATCCATGATGCCGCCTTATCCGGTGAGGCGGTCTTTCCGCTTTCTGGTGATTCTCGGGCGGAATACAACTTTTGGTTCAAAGATGAGGATGGTGTCCCAGTTGACCTAAGCGACTTCCATGGACTGGATACTAAGACCATTGCAAAGCCTCAAAAGATGGCAGTCATTTACAGAGGCTCTCTCAAACAGCGGCAGATGCTTAATTTCTTAGATTACATGGCTGCTAGTCTCTGTGCAACTGTTAATAACCTGCAGCGAGCCCTGCGCCAATGGTGGACCGGAGACAAGCGCAACCCCAAGGATGTTGGGATCTTTGATTGCAAAAGGGGCGTTTGGGTCACAGAACCGTCGAAGAAACATCACACATGGGGCGTCGCTCAATTACATGATCTTACCTTCCGTGTTGTGGTGTTAAACTACAATGGCGATATTCCTTGCTGTGACAGTGAATGGAAGTCCCTTGGTGTCTCTACCGACACAAAAGTGTTCTCATTTTTGAAGATGCTGCATAACTTGCGGATGTGTCTTAAAGATGGTATGCCTCCGGAACCGCAATGTCGATCTATATTAATTGATGGTGTACCTGGTTGCGGGAAGACCTCTGAAATTTTGAGAAGATGCGATTTCTCCAAAGATCTCGTTCTTACACCAACTAGGGAGGCTGCCCAAATGATTCGTCGGAGGGCCAATGAACCAAGAAAGCAGAAAATCGCTGACGAGTCTAATGTTCGCACTATAGACTCATTTATCATGAATCCTAAACCTATCATTTACGAGACGGTTTGGATTGATGAAGGACTTATGGTTCATCCTGGGCTCGTGTGGTTTTGTGCTCAGTTGTCTCAATGTACGACACTGAACATCTTTGGGGACGTCAAGCAGATTCCTTTTATTCCTCGAGTAGATAACTTCGACTTGCCTAATGAGCTGAAAAGCTTAACTGTCGACGAGGTGGACTCGAGGGACGTTACACACAGATGTCCTGTTGATGTTACTGCATGGCTTGCTAAAACTTATCAAAGAAACATCACGACCACTAGTTCTGTTGATAAGTCTGTGGAAGCAGCCTTAGTCCCAGGTAAAGCGACCTTCAATGCACAGACTTTCCCGCTACCGGGCAAAATCTTGACATTTACCCAAGCTGAAAAGCAGGACTTAATCAAAGCTGGGTACAATGACGTCTCCACGGTCACAGAGTTCAATGTTGGCAGTTCTGTTGTCAACACTGTCCATGAAATCCAAGGAGAGACGTATCCTGTTGTAAATATTGTAAGATGTAATCCACACCCTATAAGTATTATATCTAGGAATAGTCCTCATGTCGTAGTAGCTCTCTCAAGGCACACAGTGAAATGTAAATATTTTTCAGTTGTTGCTGATGTCCTTGTTGATGCTATTAATGAAATAGGAAGCCTTAATCCTTTCTTCTATGATTTGTATAAAAGTCTAGGGTCGACAGCATAGCAATTAACGACTCAGCCCATCACTAGAGGTGTCAATATGTACATACCAACCGCCAAATGTGGCGATCCTTCTGATCTGCAATTTTTCTACGATGCGGTGTTGCCTAATAATAGTACAGTTCTCAACGATTTCGACAGTTTTACATTGACTGCATTACCGATGCAACTGCACGTCGGTGATTGCACGCTTGATTTGTCGAAAGCTGATCCGAATCTCTATGCTCGGAAAACTGGTTTTTTGAAACCGGTTTTGAGAACTGGAACGGAATTGCCGCGGCAGCCCAATTTATGGGAGAATTTGCTTGCGTTAATCAAACGCAATTTCAATGCACCGTACTTGATGGGTACAGTTGACATCGACAGGATGGCTGAGTCTGTTGTTAATAGGTTTTTCGAAGTATATATTGATGGTAGCATAGAATCTTGTAAATTCCGCCTTCTTGCTCAAAATACTTTCGCTGAATGGTTGAAATTGCAGAATCCAGATGTTATTGGTAAGCTGGCCAATTTTGATTATATTGACTTACCTGCAATAGACCAGTATTACCACATGATTAAAAGGAAACCAAAAATCAAGCTTGATCAATCTATATGCACAGAGTATCCAGCGCTCCAAACCATCGTTTATCATTCAAAAGAGATCAATGCTATCTTTGGACCTATCTTTAAGGAACTTACTCGAGTTTTCTTAGATAGTGTCGATAGTTCTAGGTTTCTTTTTTATACAAGAAAGAGCGCAGATGACGTCAGTGAGTTCTTCTCGGACTTACCACATGTTTCACAGACTGACGTCTATGAACTTGATATTTCTAAATATGATAAATCCCAAAATGAATTGCACTGTGCTATTGAATATAAAATATGGGAAAGGCTAGGTTTTGATGGCTTTCTTAGAGATGTCTGGGCACAAGGACACAGGCGTACTGTACTTCGTGATTTCCAGGCGGGCATAAAAGCACTCATATGGTTTCAAAGGAAAAGCGGTGATGTCACTACGTTCATTGGTAATACATTTATTAACGCCGCTGCAATAGCTACTCTCATGCCCTTAGAGCACTGTATTAAGGCTGGTTTTTGTGGAGACGACTCCGTGATCTATCTTCCCAAAGGTACTCCTGTGGGAGACGTTCAAGCTAAGGCCAACCTTGAGTGGAATTTTGAGGCAAAATTGTACAAAAAAACCTATGGTTACTTTTGTGGACGCTTTATCATCCCTCATTCCACCGGTGCAATTGTTTATCCTGATGTCCTTAAAGTCATCGCCAAACTCGGCGCAAAAGATGTCAAAGACTTCGACCATTTAGAGGAGTTGAGAGTGAGCATGTGCGATACGTATAAGCAGTTAGGTAATTGTGCTTATGTTGATCTGTTATATAGTGCGATGACAGAAGTTTATCCTTCTGTTGTCGACCCGCGTTTTGCTATAAATACTGTGTGGAAATATTTAACAGATAAAAGACTTTTTAAATCTTGTCATGGGTTTTGTCGTAGAGGACCCTGCGAAGCACTTGAAAGTGAATGAGTTTCTCGGCGTTAGCGGTTTAGAAAGGTTCAAGAGTGTACTCACTCAACCCTTCCGTACTGTTAGTATCGTTAACTCAGACATTGTCAGGGTTGCTTCCGCAGCTCCGCTTTCTGTACCTATCGATATTTTGAGTTCTTTGAAATCTTCTAAGTTAACTTACAAGTACGTCTATGTTCTAGCTGTACTTATTAGTGGTCGGTGGCACATCAGCTCCGCCTCTCCAGGTAGTGTCCTGCTCGTCCTATATGACAGGAGGTTGCAGGGACATCGTTCTTGTATATATGGCGGTTGCATGTCCAAGGTTTCTGCAAATAAATTTCAAGTAAAGTACAGTGTTGGTCACTCCCTTACTGTCAATGATTTCAGTAGAAACCCTCTATCTTTGTGTGTAGCTCTTAATGGTGTGCCGTGTGATGATGGGTGGGAACCGCTTTCGATTGAAGTCGCTACTCTGCTGATGTTCACGAATTACATACTTGAAGAGTCTCTGACATCAAATATTCTCAAAGTCCCACCATTATCATTTGATAATAACTCTGTTTGTCTGGACCAAGATATTATCATGAGTAAGTTCAACAGTGTGTTGAGTACTGTTGCTGTGCCGCGCAATGTTCTTAAATGCACGACAAATTTTGAAAAGAAAAGATTGAGAAAAGGTAAATGGGTAGGTAATAAGAGTGAGTTTGTTTTGAAAGGGGATACAAATGTAGACCCCATGCGTTACAATGGCGGGTTCTTACACCAACGTGAAGCCGAACACATTTGTGTACCGGACTCAGTCGTGGGTCGAACCGGAAAAATTACTCAATTACTTAACCCAGGCGCAACTTCTCATCTTTCAGACGCAGCAAGCTCGGACACAACTTGCTAATGAACTGCAAGCACAATTAAGATATGGTCCACGGAACGATGTCAGATTTCCCACAGACACGTTCCTTGTTAATACTGCAGTGGGGACATTGGCACCTGCGTGGTTTGCTCTGGCTCAAGCTTGTGATACCAAAGATCGAATCTTTGAAGTAGGTGATAATCGAGGTGTAACAAGTGCAGAGACAAAGTTAGCAACGCAACGTGTCGATGATGCGACTATAGCTATTCGTAATGCTATTAGAACTTGTGTTAATATATTAGTTAGTGCTGTAGATATCTATGACCGTACTACTTTCGAGGACGCGACGGGCTGGACGTGGCACCTTAGGTGCCACACCTAGTACTTCGTAGTCTCGATTTTCTTTCAAACCGGTTGAAGATCCGGTTATCTGAATCTTCCCTGACGGATGTCCGCGGTAGCAAGCGATATGCTACAGTGTTTCCCAGTCCACTTAAATCGAACTGGTTGCTGTCTGGATCCATACAGTTCACGCGCAGTGTGCGTATTACTGTGACAGTGGAAGATTATGGAGGGGTTCGAATCCCCCCCATACCCCGGGTAGGGGCCCA